AGGGGTTGGTTGAAGAACTGCAAGGTCAGCTGCCTGAAAAGGAGTTCAAGTTCTTTATCGAAAGGGTCCTCGCGTTGGAGGGAGACGCGCCTATGGGCACAAGGACCCTCAACCCAACAGTTCTGACCGAACTGGCAAAGCTTAAGCCCCAAGATGACTTTGTTGCAAAGATGGTTAAGGACTACCAGAATCCCAAAGTAGCTGACGTTATCAAGAACCTTAAGGATGATAGTGTTGATGAACTTAGACAGGAGGCAGTGCGACGCATATCTTCGGGGCTAAGTAACCCCCTGAGGTCTATTGTCTATGCCTCAATGACATCTCCTGCCCAAAAGAGACCGACAGAGATAGCGACTGGACTTTTTGCTCAGCTTAGGGAGGTTGGAGGGGTTCGAGTCGGGTCAAGAAACTACGGCATTGCTGACTTCTCGTCTAAGCCAAAGGACGCTGCTGCTGCTTTTGGTAAAGCTATGCGACAGAACCCCGACTTCAAAAAGGCAGCAGTTATGAGTCAGGAGTTTCCTGATAACAAAAAGCTTCGTGAAATGCGATTCAGAGAAGCAATGGACGAGCCAATTGAGACTCCGGTTCTGAAGTACGTAAAGTCTGATGAGAAGTATATGGTGGGCTCTGCCCAACTGCCTGCACTTTCGGATTTAGGTGACATAGACACTCTTAGGAGGATTCTTGGTGCCCCCCGAACCCCATAAAAAACTGACCAAGAAGAACGCCAACATCGAGAAGGTGCCTAGTGGAGAGGAAACCGTAAGGTCATTCTTTTCTCTTGAAGGTGCTGCTCTTGCAATCAAAGCAAATCAGTGGGATGTTCAGGAAGAAATGACGCAGTTGATCACCCACTCACGCGATGCAGATCCTAAAGTGTCTCTTCGTGCAATGGCGCAGCTTCGTGGTATTCTGAAAGAAGTTGCTTTGGCAAACGGATTGATTGGTCAGCAACGAGTTGAGATGACCAAAGAAGAAGAGGGTCACAAGGTCGTGATGACTGGCGTGACCAACAGACTTGTAAACAACCTCAAGGAGATCCCAGATGTCCTCACCGACAACGAAAAACCACACTTCGCAGCCCAGTACCTCCCAGCCAAAGAAGCCCGAGAGGCCGAAGCTGGGTCGGAGGGGAGCACAAGCACTCAACCGGATCCTGACTCTGGATCGTGAGTCCATCGCCCGTAGTGGGGGGCCTATCCTGCAGGAGCTCGGCATCCGTGATCCAGCACACTGGGCCGGTAGCGCGGGCAACCTTGGCGAAAGGATCCGCACCGAAGTCCTTGACGACACCCACTTCAAGGACAGGTATGTCCACGTAGCCAACTTCCTTGCTGAAAACAGCTACATGAGTGACAACATCGAGTATCTGTCTGCATTGATCCTTCGTGCAGCTGCAGTGAATCTGCTTGGAAAGCATCCTTCGTGAAGGTTGCACCAGTTCCGATGAAGGATCAGGGTAATCCTCTTTACCCTCTTCCCCCCGACTATCTTGAGCTGACACCCGAAGGGCAACGACTGTCTCGGGTGAACGCATGTCGTCAGTGGATGGTGCAGCACAACGACCCGCAAAGGAAAGCAACGGCCTTTGCGTCAGCTGTGCAGTTCTTCGATACGTACTATCTGTACCCTGACGATGAAGCAGAGTTCTATCCCATGTTCTACGACGATACTCCACTGGAGCCGCCGCTAGGACACTTTGCCATCTACAGGCTGTGGGCTCTGTCGCGTCGAGCGATCGTGGTTGCTCCCCGTGGTTTCGCAAAGAGCAACTGCATTCGCAAGTCCGCACTGCTGCAAATGCTTTCGAGGCCGGGGTACTCCTTCATTTACGCAACATCGTCTCATGACAATGCAGCCCAGACCGCACAGATACTGAAGACGCAGTTCACGGACAACAGCAGGATCTACGACGACTTTGCGCCCGAGTCTCCGGGTGGCCGCATCACGCCCAAGCGTGGTGAAAAGTCATTCGGTATCGAGCTGATGTATCTCGATAATGGATCTTGGTTCAGGAGTCTTTCTGCAGAGTCGAGACAGCGTGGTGGCCGTCCTCAGTGTTATCTTCTTGATGACCCTGAATATGACGGTCGAGCCGGAACATCTCTTTCGTTGCTTCGTTCCTACATGGAACAGCTCCTCTTCAAGGTGGTCATGCCCATGGTGACCCGAAGAGACACCAGCGTTAGGTGGCTGGCTACTTTTGTGTCAAGGAGGCACTATGCGTGGCACGCGATGGATACCGAAGAGACTCCTTCTGGTCATCGGTCTAGGGACCCTCGTTTTGATGAGTGGAGTCGTCTTGTACTCAAAGCGGAGTATCGAGACGAAAACGGAGATCGTCATTCTTGCTGGCCTGTTATGTGGCCTCTTACTGACTCCGACAAGAAAGACGACGACCGACTGAAAGATGCGGTTTCTCTTGAGCAGATCAAGCGACTCATCGGATCTGCAAACTACGCTGCCGAGTACATGGCCGAACCGGGTCAGGCAGAGGACCAACACTTCGGAACCCTCGAAGAAACAAAACATGGTTGGTGGACTGAAGAGCCTGATGGCGAAGATCCCATCAACAGCAAGACCCTCATGTGTTGGCATGACAAGGACGGCAACAAGAACTCCGAAAGCCTTGCCAACTTCTTGAGGCACCGAGTCCGAACCTTCATCACCTGCGACACCTCCTACACCAGCACCAAGGACTCCGACTACAAGGTGGCAACCCTGATGGGGTACGACCCTGTAGAGGCATCTCTCTTCGTGTTGGATTGTTGGGCGGGTCAGACCCGAGAGTCAGTCCTAATTACTAAGGCATTCCAGATGGCACAGCGGTGGGGGTGCAAGTCCATCCACCCTGAGGTCGTATCTCAGTCAATCTCTCTCTACAACACGATGCAGTCAATCGTGAAGCAGAGAGCTGTGGAGATGGCTGGGGTTCAGGAGCTCCCAAGGATCGTGCCCCTCAGGGTGGGCCAGATGGACAAGACTTCCAAGATCAACGCCCTCGGATTCAGATTCGAGCATGGCTTGATCAAGATGCCCCTTCGAAGGCGGTACGACAGCCCGTGGTCCATGCTTTTCAACCAGATCGACGAGTTCAACCCAGATGCACCCAGTGGGGGGCTCCAGCACGACGATGTCCTTGACACCGTCTCCATGTCGATGTTCATCGTCAAGGGTCGGCAGTATGCCACCAAGAAACTTAATGACCCCGTGGACCCTTGGGAGCAGATCCGCAAGGGAATCACTGTTGATCCGAATACGGGACTGAACTACGTGGAGTCCTTGGATCCCTCAAAACTGACCTCAGAACAAGTGTCGGAGCTATTCAATGCAAGACAGTCAGGACCCGAGTCCGAGTCAAAAGTCTGACCCCCGCTATGTGACCATCCCTTTTGAATACTACAGAACTTTGGTACAACACTTTTATTCTGTGGTGCCTTCGTCTACAGTACACGAAGGTCACGAGGCGGTAGACATAGATCCCACCCCGATAGAGGTGGGTGATTCCATCAACTTACGGGGCATAGACTTATTTGAGGAAATGCCCGAAGGATATAGGAAGCTGAATTCCAATGGCGATTGACACTGTGCAGCTTCCCAAGGACAAGAAGTCCTTGGCTCGGATCATCTCCCTTCACATGAACAGGGAGCAATCCCGCCTTGCTTATCGAAGAAGCATGTGGCAGCTTGCTTGGTACTACCTGAATGGGTATCGCCGGTTCGATGCTTTTGATCCTGTCAAGAACCACATCATTCCCCACTACCTCGACAAGGACGGAAACCTTGAGTTCCAGTCTCAGGACTTGATCTCAATGATCGACCGGGTAAGTGGGCGACTTTCCGCAATGGACCTTAGACCCAAGGCCATGCGACAAGGTAACTCCTTGTCTGGACTTAGAGAAAGAACCAGTGCTCAGCTGATTGCTGATGCCGTGTTCTCCGAGCATCAGGTTGAAGAAGTAACCACCCAGTTTGCCAACCTCTTTGTCACTCTTGGTTCTTGCGGCATCACAGGCCACATCAACGAGCATCCCACTATCGGGTTGTCTGCTGACCTTGAAGTGATCCACCCCAAGGAACTCTTCCCGTTCCCCAGCCTCAACGTCGATAACACCAAGGTGCGCGGCATGATCCGCCAGCGCATGGTGCCCCTCAGCTTCCTCAAGAACATCTATGGGGGGAGAATCGAACGAAACAAGCAGGACATGGACGTGTGGGTCTGGGAGCAGGGCCACAACATGGAAGTCCCCGAAGAAGGGGAACTCAACGATAATTACCCTGACCGGAGTTTCTCCGGCCAGAGCATGCACTACACCTCTGGGAACTATGAAACAGATATGGATGTGGTCAAGATCAGGGAGCTGTGGCTTGATGGGCCACGAGGCACCTGCTCTAGATACATCGTTTCTTCCGGCGATTACATCATCGAGGATCAGGACCTTTCCGACCTCGAAGTGTACTGCCCCGTAGGCTTTGCCCGATTCATGGACTCGGGCACATTCCACGGCATGGGCATGTTTGATCTGATGTTCTCTCTTGTCAGAGAACTCGAAAGAATGATGAAGTCTCTCTTCAATAATGTGAGAGACATCGACAAGTACGGAATTGTCCTTCTACCGCACGGCACCATCAACGATCGTGCCGTTCTTCGTGATGTGGGCAAGGGCCTTCGATACATGACGTACTCGAAGGATGCCTTGATGGGCGAGGACTTCAGGCCCATCGTGGTCAACCCCCACAACTCGGGTGATGCTCCGGGCAAGGTGGCTGGGTTTGCCCGCGACATCATGAAGCAGCTCTCCCCCCTACAGGATCTGATTGCGGAGAAGGGTCGTGTGGATAGCGCGGCAGGTCTGCAGTTCCTTGATGAACAGCTCAACCGGGCAATGACTCACCCAAGCTCTGGCCTTCAGCGTGCGTTCGGGCAGATGTACAAGGCTACCGTCTCAAACGCCACCCGCCACATCGTGGTCAGCAACCCCTCGATTCCAGTCAACAAGCTGACTTTGGATCTGGCTGGTGCAGTAATCGACCCCGACACGAGCACAGTCAACTTCAAGCAGAACCCCATCCCCAACATGAGTCAGGTCTCCTTTGCGGTTAGGGAAACAAACCCTCGATCCGAAGTGTCCCGAAAGCAGGAAGCTATCCAGCTTTTGGACAAGAGGCTTACCGACCCCATGGGGGTCAAGTTGCTGGCTCTCAAGGAGGGCCTCGACTTTGCCATGTGGATGGATGAGGAAAAGGCTGCCTACGAAGTTGTCGTTCGCAACATCCTCACCCTTTACGGGTCAGGCGAACAACCACAGCAAATCATCATTACCCCACACACGTCTCGACCTGACGTGCAGCTTAGGGTACTGTCCGCATTCATGAGTGGTCCTGCCATGGGGGTCGCAGCTCCTGAGGTGCAGGACTCATTCAAGTCATACCGAGAAGCGTTGATCTCCTTCATGGGTCAGACGCTTCCCTCCATGGTTCCCAACCCGGACGAGCTGGCCGAGATGGGACTTCCGCAACAGCAGCCTCAAGGGCCGCCCCAGCTTCAAGGAATGAATAATGCTCAGTGATTCAAACGAAACTCCTCAGGTTGAAAACGACGGCATCGAAGAGATCTCCATGGATACGGAGATTGAAATCGACGGCACCACATTCACCATTCAAGACCTTCTTGCAGCCCAGCAGCGTTCGACCGAACTTGAACAGCAGGTTGGTCAGCTCAACGACTTCAAGTCCAGCACTATGCAGCTGATGAGCAACGAGGTTAGTGATGAAGGTCGTATGCGTGCGGCCCGCGTTGTGCTTTCTGAGTCGGGCTACAGCCCCCAGCAGATCGAGGAGTACATGGCGCAGTACTCGGAAGCGGTCAATGGGGGGAGCGAAGAGTTCGAAGAATCGCCAGAAGAACCCGATTTTACCGAGGGAGAAACCCCGATGAACTACCAAGACGAAGAAGCTCGAAGGCAAGCCGAGGCTACCTCTGAAGAGCTCCGTCAGTACCGACTTTCAATGCTTCAGCGCGAAATGCGTCAGGGCGTAAACAATGCTCTTGACACAAACAAAGAGGTTGATGTATTGTTGGGTCGCCTGAAGTCAGGCGACAATTCAGAAGCGTTCGATAAGGCACGATCCAGCTTCGAGGAGCAGGTTCACGAGCAGACGGTAAAGATGCTCCAAGACAGAAAGTCTCGGGAAGGCACCTTTAGCGAAGCTTGGGTAGGACCCACCGCTCAAGAAGCAACTGAGAAAGTGCTGAGCACATACCGGACGGTAATCGGTGACATCGACTCAATCGGTCGAGCACCGGAAACAGTCTCCGGGGAATCGACTTTTGCTTCCAAGCCTCCCGTGCCAGAACCAGAGTTCAAGGCTGGTATGACTCGGGGGGACGTGGATACATCCGTCCAGAACTGGAATACGGATGTACTTAGTAGGCTTGCAGAGGACACCTCTGCAGGCGATGAGTCAAAAGCCTAACGGCTAATTTCCCAAGGACTATTTCAACATGGCTTACACAGTTACAGCCGACTCCCTTTTTAACACCCACAGCGGGCGTATTGAGGAAGTCATCAACAAGAACATCGGCGTGATCCTTCCGTCGATGGACCCCGCGTGGCGGGACCTTATCGTTTCTCAGCAGGGTGTTGGCCCTGCTTCCGCAATCGGTCGTGACATGCTCATCACCAAGGTGTTCATGGGCTCCATGGCTGGTGTTGTTCAGATGAGCAACAAGGCAGACACCAATGACTTCACCCTCTTTGGTGACACCGACACTGCCCTGACTGCAAAGGCTCACCTGCAGAATCTCTCGCAGACCTTCCCTGACGCGACCACGGGTACGAATGCTACCCCGTATCGTCTTCAGGTTCCGATGCGTGCGATTCACACCAACCTGATGATGACCCTCGGAGAGCTTCAGGCTGAAGCAACCCCGGCGTTCATCGGAAGCGTGATTGCTCCGAAGATGGAAGGCTTTGCTCGTAACGTTGCCCAGACCGTCTGCAACACTTGGTACACCACTGAGAACGACAACTACGTTCTTGGTACCGTTGCTACCAAGTCCAATGTCTCCAGCGATCATGCTGCTACTGACGCGGTGAAGGTCACTCTTAATGAGAAGACCTACCACCGCTTTGCAGTCGGTATGCGTGTTGACATTGTTGACGAGTCTGACGCGCAGGACGATCTGCTCTCCGCTGCATCTGGTGTTTACGTTCTTGCCGTTGACGAAGTGAAGGGCGAGCTTGTTCTCGGCCAGAACGTCGGAAGCGCAGGAGACCTGAACAGCAACATGGCAGCTGGTGCTGCTGGTACTGGTGACCGGATCTGTCTCCCCGGATTCCGTAACACCACTGCTAGTTCTGACATCGCAAACGATAGTGCGATCGCCGGTGTCAACTCGTGGCTCAAGTCTTCGGGTAACCTTCTCGGTAATGATGCCATCTCCGGCAACAGCATCGACGTGGACATCCACCCCGAGCACAAGTCTTACGCGAAGACCAGCGTTGGTGCCCTGACTGAGCACAAGCTCCGCCAGTACCTGCGTGGGTTCCACCGTGCAAAGGACCGCTACGGCATGTACATCGACTGCCTGATTGCTTCCGATGGCGTGTGGCTCAACTACGAGTCGCAGAAGATCGGACAGTACATGGTTGATCGTACTGGTCGTCCTTCGTCCATCAACTCCGAAGGTTCTGCAGACGGCTTCAGCTTCACCATGGACGGGCGTACCTACAAGGGTTACACCTCGAACTTTGTTGAAGACGGCGCAGTCTACGGCATCCGTAAGGGTGGTCAGAACTGGAAGGTCTACACTCCCCCGTCGCCCGCTGGTACCCAGAAGGCACCTGAGGTCGAGTCCTTCATTCCGTTCGAGTTCGTTGCTCCGGCACTCGGATACTCGGGCATCAAGGCTCCGATCTCGAAGAGTGTCAGCAACTTCAGTCAGGTGACTGAGGGCGTGCAGCTCCCCGGTATGCTCCGAATGCAGCTGGTCCCCGATCAGCCCGCAGGACTCAAGCTCACCGGATGCAGCACTGATACTGAGTACGGCGAGTAATTTCGATTTCTCCCTTGAGGCGGAGGGAGGGGTGCTCTGTTGCCCCTCCCTCTACCCTCTTTTTTTACGGAATTACAAATGGCTACCAGCTATGAGTGGACCATCAATCAGGGGCAGGATGAAACTCTTGACATTACGTTCAAGGATTCAAGCGGCAGCCCCATTACGCTGCACGGGCTGAGCCCAGCAGTGACTGCTGAAATGCAGCTTCGAGAAGCGTTTACTTCATCGTCATCCAGCGCAAAGGTTTTGAGTGCTGCTACAGCCGCAACGGCAACCGTGACTTTTACGGGCGCAAACAACGTAGCCGATAAGACCTTGACGATTACCGACACAGCAGGAACCGGAAAGACCTTCAAGGTTTCCAGTTCCTCAACCGGCACCCAGCTGACTGCAGCTTCCACTGGCGTGCTTCAGGTTCTTTCTGTTGAAGACAAAGCCAATGCTTCTGATGCAGCTAACGCTTTGGCGGCAGGAATCAACGGTGCCTCTATCAACATCACGGCATCTGCTTCGGGAGAAGTGGTTACCCTCACTCAGGACGCAGCGGGTACGGCAGGAAACACGACGATTACTACGTCCTTTCCAAATGCAACCGCGATCGACTTTACTGGGGGGCTTGACGCTGACATTACCATCAGCAGCTCCACCACTGGGCTTGTGACTGTCCTGTTGCCGAACGCTACAACCGCAGCTTTGTCCGCCCCTGAGACTTATCTGTATGACATTGAGCTTACCAACTACCCATCAGACGGTAGAAAGTTCCGTCTTCTCGAAGGTACGATCAAGGTCCGACCTGAAGTTACGAGGTAAGCCGTGCCCAATACAGTAGTAGTCAGTTCTACTGATCCCCCCACAGTAACTGTTACTCCGGCAGACTCTCTTACTGTTTCGGTTACACAAGAGGCGGGCCCCACGGTTGCGGTCAGCAAGACCGATCCCCCCACGGTTACGGTGAGTGCGACTGCTCCGGGATTCAGCGCGGCCAATGCGCGGGACTCCGTGTCAGCTACCAGCCCGCTTTCGTACAACAGCAGCACGGGTGTCTTTTCCTACACCGAAGCAACCCACGTACTGAACGACCTGACCAACGTGTCAGTTGCGTCTCCCACTCTCAACCAGTACCTGAAGTGGAACGGGGTAAGTGCATGGGAAGCTGACACAATTGAGATCTCTCACATAAACAACCTCCAGACAAATCTCGATGCCAAGAAGAACAAGGAAGTCATTGGCATCACGGTGGACGGAGGCGGCACAGTTCTGACTGCTGGCGTGAAGGGGCACAGGAGAATCCCCTACGCTTGCACAGTGAAGCAGATCAACCTGATTTGTGATCAGAGCGGCAGCGTATCCTTCACCATTAGAACTAGAGCAAATGGGGCAATCACTGGAACCTCTGCTACGACCGACGTGATTGCGGTGTCCAGTGCTCAGACCGCAGAGATTACATCCGGGTTTGATGACGCAACGATTGCTGCTGACGACATGTTCGAGTTTGAGATTACAGGAACCCCGGCCACAGTCACACGAGCTACTGTGATGGTTGAGCTAGAAGAAAGTTGATGAATGGCTTTCACCGAAAGATATCTCAACTACGACCTCAGTAGCGGAAACAACGATGGCACGTCTGAAGCAGACGCTTGGCAGGACTTTGCAGCTTGCTTGAGCGGAGTAGCTGCGGGCGACAGAGTAAACGTCAAGCGCACTTCCTCACGGGCCAGCACAGGAAACATTACGTGGGGCGTAAGTGGAACCGCTACTGCCCCGATTCATATCAGAGGTTACACATCTACCATCGGTGATGGTGGCATGTTTGAGATGACTCAGCGGTTTATTGTGAATGGTGAGCATGTCGTTGTTGAGGGCTTGGATATTGAAAATGGAGGTTGGACTCTTGGTCTATGGCTGTCTGGCGATTACACAGTTGCTTATCGCTGCAAGGTGACGAGCACCAGCACCGCAGGGTCTATCGCTCGTTGCCATGACGGAGCCTTTATCAACGTCCATGTTGCTGCCCCTATCAACTCCAACTTCATCGTTGAAGCTTTGCGGGCAACTCTAGTCGGTTGTTACTTCCACGCAAATGGGGGAACGACCACATCAGGAGCTAGGATTCTCAGCCTGAATGCCAGCCACATCACCAACAACGTGATTGACTGTGTGTTCAAAGGCAACGGAGACAGCGATCTTATTGGCATTGAAATGACAGGCGACAACAACAAGATTGGTGGAGCCATCATGAACAATACCATCGAGAACTGTGGAATCGGCCTCCAGCTCAAAGAAGGTCAGGATGCCTCAGGCGTGGGCATCACGGTTATCCAAGACAACATTGTTTACAACGGAGTAAAGGGATTCGAAAACCTACAGGGCACAAACACGTCAACCGCAGGGTTGTTCCTCAACAACAATGCAACCGGATCCCTCTCAGGCGCAGCCTACACAAACATGGGCGACGTGAACTACAATGCAATAACGTTGTCTGCAAGTCCATTTGTAGATACCACAGACTACGAGCTAAACTCAACGTCTGGTGGCGGAGCTTTGCTTCGTCAGCGCGGGGCACTCAAAAGCCTCTCCGACCCGAGTGTTGTTTCCCCTACTTCTTCCTCAAGAAAAACATTCCCCGACGTTGGTCCTATGGTGCGACCTACACCGGAAACCTCCCACGTCTTTTAGGTAATCAAAATGGCAGACATTACAGACCAAGAAGCTATTGCGTTCGCAAACAACTACATCCGGCCAATGTGCGAAACCCTCAGGTACGTCACGGTTCGGGGTGAGGATTGGGCCAAGAAGTGGAGCACCGTCAGCTCCCTCTTTCCCAATGACACAAGTGAGCTTCAAGATGGCCGCGATGCTGAGGGCATCTCCAAGCTGACAGGCCAAGACATCAACAATGTCGCTGTTGTGTTCAATGCCCTTCTCAATCTTATGGACGAGTCCGCCAAGACTGCAGTGGCAAAGCCTTGCGTTCGTCCCCTCCTTGCCTCCAACATCCCTAGCCCCTAAGGATTAGACCATGAAGTACACAGTCAAGACTAGCGCAATGCCCAAGAAGAAGAAGAAGAAGATGAAGGTGAAGTCGGGAAAAGCGACTGCGGCTGCAAGCACTAAGCCGCCAATGATGGGTGGATATTGATGGCTAAGGATGCTTGCTATCACAAAGTCAAGTCTCGATACCGTGTGTTTCCTTCGGCCTATGCTTCCGGTGCTCTCGTAAAGTGCCGCAAGGTAGGCGCAGCTAACTGGGGCAACAAGGGCAAGAAGAAGCTCAAGGTCAAGAAGTAATGGCTACCAAGTTCAAGCTTGAAAAGTCAAAAGGTCTTCGTGGTTGGTTTGCTCGTAACAAGGGCAAGGGTTGGATTGATTGCAAGACGGGCAAGCCCTGTGGTCGGAAGTCTGCCACTGGGGGGAGCTCAAGACCCTACCCTGCGTGCAGACCAACCAAGGCCATGTGTACCTCGGCGGCCAAGAAGAAGAAGGGCCCTGAAAAGATCTCTTGGAAAAAGAAGCCCAAGAAGAAGTACAAGGTGGTTAAGTAATGGCTGCAAAGATCAACAAGAAGACCATGCCGTGCAACAAGCCACGGAACCAGCGAACCAAGACCAAGAAGTTCGTGGTGAAGGCTTGCCAGAACGGTCAGGAAAAGATCATCCGCTACGGCGATGCTAATATGACCATCAAGAAGAACCGGCCTGCTCGACGCAAGTCATTCCGGGCCAGACACAATTGTGCTACGGCCACCAACAAGCTGAGTGCTCGTTACTGGTCCTGCAAGAAGTGGTAAGTTTCCAAGGGAGAAACCATGAACATCGAGATCGTCTACGACCCAAAGCAAGAAGCCGCCGAGAACTACCTTTACATGGACGAGCGGCATGAGCTACTCCCGGACGGGGAGTGGATTCGTGCTGTCCGAAGAGCCACCAAGAGAGACCGGCTCTTTGTCTACCACCACAGTGGCACCGGCAACTTCGTTTTGGCTGAGTGGATTTACGACGACTCAGATGGCATTCGGGTCTGCATTGAACTTGAGACTATGCCCCACCCCCCAGACTTGTATCGTGAGGGTCGGCCCACCCTTGATCACCTGAGGTGGCGATGCTGCATGGCTGAGGACATGATTGAAAGCATGCACCAGAAGATGCGGAACCTCAGGAACAAAGAGCTTGCTGACCGTGAAGAAGGCAAGGAAGAGAAGTCGGATGCAATAAACCGCCTGAGGCACATGGGCATGTATGACGCGGCTCACCGAATGGAGATCGGTCAGGACCGCTACATCCCCGAGGCAATGGGGGGAGAATCCTTCCAAGCCGCAAAAGATGAGTTACAATCAATGGCACGATCTTCATCCCGCATAATTACCCACGGATAACCTCATGAGTAACCTCGTCAGAATGCTGAGACTGGCCCGAGGCTTCAAGCCTGAACTCTCTACCCGAGAGGTTCGGAAGCTTCTCGAAGCCACCAAGAAAGAGGGCCAAGCCATGCGGGTTGGCGACTATGACGAGGCTGATATGTACAGCATGAAGGTTGCCCCACTGCTGGACAAGCTCTTCATGGAAGGTACGGACAAGGTCACCAGAAGGCAGAACATGGGGATCCGAGAGAACCTCGACGACATCCTTGACATGTTTATCAGAGGCGAAGGTAGATAATGCACGCAACCAACTCATTTCTGTACACGGTGATTGAGCGGATCCGAGGTTACTTGGATGACCCGGATCTGGATGCCAAGTACTCCGACGACTTCATCATCAGGCATGTGATTATGCCTGCCATGACTAGTGTCGTATCGCGGGTAAACAACAGCCTGTCGAATCCTGTGGTGTGTAGGCTTCGAGTGACGTTGGCTGCAGACCAGCAGTACTACCAGTTGCCCCCCACTGTGGGTGAGGTTTGGGCTGTGTGCGAGTACAACAGTGAGACTGGATACATTGAGAAGGATACGATTCCTCGGTCGTTCTACTCCCCCCATGGTCCGAACTGGTCGCTTGAAGGTAACCAGCTTTCTGTGCGTCCGATCCCAAAGGAGACGCAGGACATCGACATTTTCTACACCCACTCGGGTGATTTGATGTTGCACTACGGGGAGGCGGGCAAGCTCAACACCGATCGAGACGGTAACGTAACTGAGCTGACAATCGGCACAGCTACTCTCGGGGGGCATGACCTGAGGCCAAATGCATACGCGGGGTCGATGCTTCGTGTGTTTAGCAGTGGGGCTACAGGATCTACCACTGAGATAGTTGAAGAGCGGTTGATTGAAAGCAGCTCGATTACTTCCTTCAAGGGATCTACCAACATAACGCTCACCACCCGGTTGGGTTTCAACTTCCACTCGGACGCTACAGCAGTCAAGTACGAAATCGCACCGTTTGGGCTGCAGGCCATGTACGAAGCGGTCGCTGCAGCAGGGTCACTGAAGCTGGCTGCTTACAAGAAGGTCAGCGGCACTCACTACCAGATGATCCAGATGCAGTACAAGGATGCGATGAAGACTGTTTGCGATCACTATGCAAACATGCAGATGAGACTTCCCAAGCATTACGACAAGGATACTTGGGATAACTACGACAACCTGCAGGTACTTCCCTGATGTATAGCGAAGCTTTGTTCCCAACTCCGGTGAGTTCTTCTCAGGAACCACCATGGAATCAGTCAGGCTTGAGCCCCACCCTTGGTGGTAGGCTTTTTGACTTTTGGGGACAACGCATCAGGTTTCCGGGTAGGTTCCCTGACAATGCCCCGGGCATCTACAACGGCCCGGTTTCAATGTCGGGCGGATACCCAAACATCAATCAAGGAACTCCTTGGCCTTCGTTCCAGCTGACAATCCCCACTCCCAACGGAGGGGGTGGTACTCCACTGCCAGTGGGTATGGACCCAGTTGAAACTTTGGATGAGGGTGGCCTGACCAACGGCAGCTCCGACCAGCGCGGTGTCATTGCAGTAAACTCCTCTGGTGGTTCGGGTCAGGATATTCTTCAGGCTTCAGCGGGCGAAGGTGATACTGCAGTAATCAAGACTATTGTGAGTGGTGACTCTTCTCGACTCACTGTTGCGTCAGACTCTAACACTGTCACCCTTACGGTAAACGATACGTCGGTTAGATCTGTTACCGCACAGAACGACACGATCAACGTAAACACCACGTCAACTGAGTTTCAAGTAAAAGGCCAGTACGCTCAGACAACTCAGACAGCTAACCTGCTCAAGATTGGCAACACTGCTGACGGGGACGACCCGAAGGATGTCCGTCTTTACTTTGGTGTGGCTTCCATCACCGGGTACATCACAGTAGAAAAGAATCGTTTCGCCTACACGTTCCAACGTCGAGCAGGAGACATCCCAAGCTCAAGCACCGTAGTTAGTGGTGGGGATAGTCCGGGAACCAACGACGTGTACGCCTACAACTTGGCTGAGGTCCCAGTCTCTACCAGCACCTACAACACCAGAAGAGCGTCCACTTCCCAAGAGTTTCTGGTGGGAGGAGTGGACATCAGTGCAAAGACCACTACCAACTACCCCAGTACCTTTGAGCCGAAGGCGTTTGACTCCACTGACTTCTCTCACTCCAGTGGCACCACGACCGTAACCTACTCCCCAATGGTGTTCTTGTGGTGGGACAAGGACAAGACACTGGCTGACTACCTTCCTGATGGAGCAGACAAGACTGTGCCTCAGTGTTGGTTCCA